CGCCCATCCTTATCTGTTGCTTTAGCCATATATTTCTCCTTTATTTAATTTTTCTTTTCTTTATTTTTCTTTAATTTCGAGCCGAAGCTCATTAGTAATTATAACATACCAAAAGCAAAAGTGCAAACAAAAACCCCCACCTTTTTAGGGGTGGGGGCGACTGGAGCGGTACGCTTTTACTAGCCAGCCATCAGATCATCAAACGCCTTATCAACGCTTGACTTCTGGTTGTATTGTGTAGTCTCACGGGAACGAGACTCAGCAGACTTGTCACCCGAAAGCATGGAGTCAAGAATTGCACTGACTTCCTTCGGGCTATGACGGGTGAAAAGTGCGTCAATGTCGGGCATGTTCTGGAGCAGACCCGGAATTGCGTCTGCATCCTCAAGAAGTGCAGTGGTGTTACGACGCATCTTCATGTTGGTTTGTGGGTATGCACCCGGACGAGTTGGCTTGGTGTAGGTGATAGTGATGTCAGTGCCGCCCTTGGGATCGGTGATGTCACCATACTCTGGGTCAAGGATGTAACCAAGAAGCAGTTCGTATGCCTGTTTGCCGTAACCATAGACCTTGATGCCCTCGGACTCAAGACCACGAACAACTACCGGTGAGAAGTAACGAGTGCGAACAAAGAGAGACTTTGCAAGCTTCTTGGTTTCCTCGTCGTTGCTTTCAGTACCATCACGCCAAAGCTGTGATGCAAAATCGCAAATCGGGCACTCTTCACCGAAGTTGCGCTTCGGGCACATCACACCAGCGCGATGACCTTCGATGTTGTAGTGGAAGAAGACTTCCTTGAGTGGGTCTCCGTCTGCTGCGGGTACGATACGAATGTCAGTATCTCCCTCTTCTGGCTTGAACCACACACTGGTTCGGTCGCTCTTTCCTTCTCCACGAAGTGCGGCGAGCTTCTTCCGCATAAGTTCCATGTTGATTCCCATAATGTTCTCCTTGTGTTGGGCTATAGTATGACGAGCGTTCCTCGCCATCTCAATGTAACACGCTCTCCAAGTCCTGTCAAGCGTATTTGTTTTGGGTGATGTTTAGAGCGTTCCCTTGCTCATCTCTAATGTAACGTGATCAGCCTGTGCTGTCAAGTACTAATCCTTGAATAAAATTTGTATGTGCTACGCAGAATCCAAAATCGCTTTCGTAGGGTGACTCATAGATAGCATAAGTCACATTCTTGAATGCATTCCGGGGTTTGCTTTTGAGACTCTGGACTACCTTCGCATGAAGCTTGCCATCGTTCTCTAAGCGCTCAGTTGCTATACATAAATAGTATGCTACGTCACGATCTTCCTGTAAATCATAGTACCATTGCTCGCTTAGTTTGTCAACCGAAATGATGCCAACAGAGCGTATTTTCTGTACCTCTGAGGGCTTGGAAAGATTACCTACAAGCGGTGTCGTATGATCAAATACATTTAGATAATGAACAGCATAATAGATGTTTTTGTTTATCATCTCAAAGTATTTTTTTATTGGTATCTCACCTATTGTCTTCTCGATGGCTGGGTTAGAGAAGATTGTAAAACTGTTGAACAAACCAGATCTTGCGTATTCTTGTAGGATACCAAAGATTGCTCTCTCTTGTAATTTTACTTCTCCAATTAATAGGTCTACATCTGGCTTTATGTAGAAAATGTCTATCTGCCTGTCCTTTATCTGTTCCAGTATTGCCAGTGTATAGTTCGCAGAAAATGATGATCCGCAAAGGAACACCTGAACTCTGCTTTGTATTGCTTCTTTTGTCTTGTAAGAAGATAGTTTGGGTGCCTCTCTCTCACAATCTTCTGCTTTTGCTACTCTTGGTAATTTTCTCGTATACTTTGTGTTTTCTTGCTCAGGAGAGAACAAGAAACAATTATATTCTTTATGGTTCTCGAATAGAGAAACCATATTGCAGCCTGCTTCGCCTATGCCTATCAGCGAAATCATAGTTTCAATTCCTTCAACTTTCCGTAGTTCTTGCCTGCCTTTACATTTGCCATAAATCTGCCAAGTTTATTGTTTTCAAACACCTCCTTTAGTTCAGGTATAAGATATTTGTCTTCTTCCTTAATGTCAAGGACAATTTCATCATGAACAATGAAAGCAACCTTTGATTCTGTATTTTGAAGGACGCGATCAAATTCTACAGCACGATCGATAGTGAGATCGGCAGTGGTGCTCTGGATGATATAGTTGAAAGCTCTGCGCTCATCAACAGGAATTTCACGACCAAAGGTTGTTTTGACACGATCACCATAGAAATAGTCACCGATGACACGCTCACGATTATAAACAGAGCCGTTTAGGGACATATCGTTGTAATTGTAGAATGACGAGAAAAAGCGGACCTTCGCCTCATCACGATCAATGGGGTGATCCCTGTAAAGATGTCTCATATTCCACAAGTGAATGTCTTCTTCTGGCTGCTCATGCCCCGAGAGCGACAAAAAGGTTCTGACCTCTGCGCCATTGTAGTCGAAAGACACAAGCCAGTCGTTTGTGGGCTTGATTAGTTCACGAAACTTTGACTTCATGGTCAGAATAGGATTGCTTGTTCTTTTGGTTGTAAGACGCCCTGTGACAGTTCCAAAAAGATTATAGTCAACGTAGTGCGACTTATTTTTTACAAGCATTCTGATGTCTTCTCGGTCGCTTGTAGTGGTCATTAGGTGGCGGCAGCCATCTACATTGATGTTCAACTTCTGGTATCTGATCTTATGTAGCAACTTGTAAGTACGATCAAGGTGATCGTAGTTTTGTGGTGGTGAGTAGGTCTCAAAGACGTGCTCTGTGATGTTATTTCTCATTTCACAAAACTGTAACAAGAAGTCGCTTGGCACGAGATCAAAGAAGCAGTTATCTGTCAAGTTGATCTTGGCAATCTGAAACGATTTGAGATAAGCCTTGAAAGTTTTCTGTAGTTCAGAAAGCTCTTCTTTTAGTTCTGGTGGGCAGACTTCCTCAAGCTTTTTGCCACCACAATACAGCCAAGCATATCTGATATTGGGATCAGTTATGGAGCCTGTGTATTTCCATGTCTTGGTAAGTCCTGTTGGAATACTGTCAAAATTCAGCTTTCCATCAACATAGACACCAACACATTCTGATTTGTCATCAAGTGTTTGGAATATCATCCGTCCTCACGTTTTGCTCTGTCCCTAACAATATAACTCAGGGATCCTCTGTAGTCAAACGGTTGAGATACAAATCTTTCAAAGTAGCCAAGAGCAGTGCGAAGATCTTTTACCCTTGACAAATTCACAATATCGGTTATAATTAGATCCTGCTTTGCTTTTGTATGTTGATCTTCTTCTTCTAAAAATCTTAACATACAATATAACTTTATAAAATAACTTTCATTATATAAATTATTAATTTGTTCTATAGTGTATTCTTTTGGTGTAATAATAATTATTTTTCCAGTACAATCATCAATTTTTGTTGCTTTACTTGAAAGTATATTATATAAATTTAATAATTGTGATTGTAAGTTTGTATAATATGAATAATGAACTGTTCTGAATGCAATATTAATTACTGAGTCTGTGTTTGCATAGCCAAATCTTTTAGCAAAATCTTGCATCGCTATTGAATCCAAGTCTGCCACTATTCTCCATGGTGCATTTATATCAACCATAAAACCAAAAGAATTGCAAGCATTTAAGTAATATTCAAAATTTGGAGATTCAACAAAATCTGTAATTTTTTGATCATCGTTTTCATATACCAAATCAGATATTTCAATTGACAAGCCATTATTCATTATTGAGTTATATCGACTTCTCACAAAACCTGTTTTTGTTATTGGAAATGATCGACCAACAGATTTAGAAAAACTTTTCAAAAATTCTATAAACTCATCAAAATTTGTTATTACAGCTTTTTTTTCATTTTTTAGTGTTTTCATGGCTGAAACAACACTATTGAAATAATTTGCATAAGCTGTATTCGAGTTTTGGTATCCCTCATATGGTTTGAGAGTAGACAAATATGGATCTGATTTTCGTATCTTGCCAGTCTGTGCCGATCTTTCAAAATGTCTGTGTAACATATTAAATGCAAGAGCAACAAAAGACATAACTTTTATTCTTCCAGTTGTGCTGTCAGATTGTCGCAAAGATTCTATACTTACAAATCCTTGATTTGGTTCAATAGAAACAAAGTCTCTGTTTACTCTGCCATATAAGAACTTTTCTGCAAAATTAAAATCTACAAGGCAAGAATATTTTTGAGCTAGTTGCAATAGTTCAGAACGATAAACAATTCCTTTATCATATAGATTTTCAGTTGATTCAGAATCAGATTCTTTATAAAATGTTGACATTTATCTCTCGTTTACTGTTGATTGTAAAGCTTGAACTTTACATTTTTTTACATTTTCAGGCTTGTTTTGTTTTTCTCTTTTTTCACCACCCTCATCTTTTATAGCCTTGCCGCCTTTGCTAGCAACCCAAGCTGCATTTAGAACAGTCTCGGCATTTCCGGGGCTAATTTGGTGAGTAGTTTTTGTTATCATGTAGTAGCCCCCAATACCATATCTTGTCAGATCCTCAGTGGATGTTGGATCAAAACCTCTTGGCTCAACATAAATATATGTTCCGGGGAATGTTTGTGGATTTAAAAATGTTGTAATATTTGCATTATAAACTTCTCTTAATTGTGTTAGCCCATCAAAGCCCTCTTGCTCAAACCTCAATTCTTTAAGACCGGGGGTTGTTGTTTTGTCAAGAGAAATATTTTTGACAATACCTTTTCTTGCTCCCAAAACATAGTGAAAAACACCGTTTTCTGAATCTTTCTGTTTATCGCCTGTGTAAGCATCTATAGGATATTTTCTTCCAATTGTAAAAATATAATAATTGATCATATCTTCAATATTAAGAGTTTTTCTAAAATCCTCTTGAGGTCCAGAGATTTTTAAAATCGGTAATTTATTTTTTAACATTTCATTGTTTAACAATAAACAGTTCTTTTTTGAAAATCCACCTCCTATACCCTCTAAAATTAGATTTGATAAATCATCTTTTGCACCACCTTCTTTCATGTTATAAGCTAACACTGAAGTGGAATTAATTGAAACTTTTTGTGATGTGTCAGTGGAAAAACAACTATCAGAGTTTATGAAATTTCTAATACAATCATTTAATAAATCTTTTACAAATTTCGAAAACGGATATTCTACAAAATCTTTTGACAATATTTTTTCAGACATAAAGTCTAGAAAATAGTTTAAAGATATTGGTATATCACCAATTGTGCAAGATATTGCACGCTTGGAAGAAGAGTTAACACTATATGGTACAATTTCCATTGGTCCTAAAACTATTCTAATTTTTTTAAATTGTTCAATTGTTGCTAATTTTTTTGATTGTCTTTCTTGAGAATCTTTTTCCTTAATATATCTTTCTATAAATTCTGAACCTTCAATTTCCGATTTTAAAACACCTTTAACATAATTTGTATCCAAAATATTTGTTGTATCTTTTAGAGATTCTTCTACATTTGACATAGCAGCATCAATTAAATCAGAAACATACATAAAAGAAATATTTTCTACAAGGTCTGAGTTGGAAACCAAAGAGAGCCTGAAGGCACTTCGTTTATCCTCATCGACTTTAGCAGCCGCTTTTGCTGCTTCTGTCACTATTTGTTTGTCAATGCTTAAATCTTGCTTTGGAGGATTTTGTGTAATATAATCATTTTTCCATGGCTCTTTTAGCCATTTTCTCATTTGATTTTTAGAAATTGACAAATAATACATTTTATCATTTTTTCTAATTTTTCTTATAAATTTTTGTAAAGCAAAAGCGTTGGATTTAGAAATATATGTTTCGTCATTTGCTCTAAACTGAGAGTAATCTACTCCACCATAATCACAATCTGTCTGTCTTAAATATTCAAATGCAAAGTTTCTTGCTTTTTTGTCTGGACCTAGAGATCCGAATATATCAAAGCTTGGTTGAGCAAAATAATCTTCTATATATGCAAGATAGTTTATTGAAAACTCAACTCCACCAGCATCATCAAAATCAAATTCGTGTATTGTTGGTGTAAGATAGATTGAAATTGCAGAATTATAAAGCGCTTTCTTTTTTGTAGAATCAAGAAGTTTTGTCGCCTGTTGAGAAGCAGTCCACTCAACCAACACTTTTAATCTAAAATTAAGTTTATCTAAATTTTGCCTCTCTTTGTCACTTAATGTTTCTTTAAGTTTTTCTGCTGCTTTTATATCGGCTGTCTTATAGGCTCCAGTTTTCAAAGCTAAGTCAACATATCTGTATTCTCCACGATCTTTTAAAAGCTCAGTAAATGATGGAGAATAAATTGAAAGTTTTGCACTAATTGCTTTCTTTGCAGAAAATGGGTCTGTACCATCATAACTGAACGTAAAGCTTTTAACACCCACGCCGAGTCCACGACCACCAGTTTTTGTTTTACGTCGAGACATGTAATGATTTAAATCATTAGAGGAATTACTATCAAACTTTATTTCTACTTCTATGTCTTTGCCGTCATCTCCGCTTTCAACTTTGAAAAATCTCATGTGCGGAGTCAGTGAAGACAACTCTGG